CAATCAACTGGGCTGAAAGTTATATCCCTGGACCCATCAAACAATCAGTTAATCGTGCAGATACCGCCTTCGCGGCGGACGTCTGGGCGATAATGGATGAGATCGGTAATCTCCTTATCACGAAGCAGGCTGACTACGGCCCTGGTAATATTAACAATGCCTTTGGCGGTCCTATTAACGGTTTGCTGGTGCGTATTGGCGATAAGTTTGAACGTCTTAAGAATCTGTTTAAGAGCGGGTCGCAGCCTAAATACGAGTCTATTGAAGATTCATTTAAGGATATGGCTAACTATGCTGTCATAGCTCTAATGATCCAGCGAGGTACGTGGCCTAAGTAATGGATCTTGAGAAGGCCAAGGCCAAGATTGAGGCAGCTAAGACATCTGTCCCAGTAGACCACAAGGACTACGATTGGATGGAAGGCTTTAACGCTGGGCTTGATTGGGCTTTGCGAATTCTCACAGGAGATAAAAGCGCATCGTGACCAAAAAAATATCTTATGAAGATAAGCGTCGCCACAACTACAAGAATCGTTATGGCATCAGCGTTGAGGAATACGAGGCATTGTTCGCCAAGCAGAACGGTGTCTGCGCCATTTGCGAAAAGCCCGAAAACCTGACAAAAGATGGTAAACTACACACATTGGCCGTAGACCACAACCATGAAACGTTACAGGTGAGGGGGTTGCTCTGCATGAATTGCAATACCCGCCTTGGATACTTTGAGGGCAAGAACTTACTCAGCCGTATGGTTGCCTACCTAATGAGGCAAGTATGAAGCGTGTAGTCATGTTCTCTGGCGGTATCGGATCCTGGTATGCCGCAAAGTGCGTAGCCGAGAAGCACGGAACTGACGATCTTTACCTTGTATTTAGCGACGTAAAGGGTAACAACCCCGATCCCCATGTAGGTGAAGATGAGGATACTTACCGGTTTATTGAGGATGCCGCTAAGAATGTTGGCGGTACATATGTATATCTTAACGAAGGCCGTGACATCTGGGAAGTCTTTAAGGATAAAAAGTTTTTAGGCAACTCTCGTCTTGCCCATTGCTCTCACTTGTTAAAGCAGAAGCCAGCTCGTGCTTGGCTAGAAGCCAATTGCGACCCAGAAGATACAGTTGTTTATGTTGGAATTGACTGGACAGAAACCCATCGTTTACCAGCAATCGTTAGGAATTACCTGCCATACAAGGCAGAAGCCCCATTGACAGAGCCACCTTATATAGATAAAGAGCAGATGATTGCAACTGCTAAGGCAGAAGGCCTTGTTACCCCACGCTTATATGACCTTGGCTTTTCCCATAATAACTGTGGCGGTGGGTGCGTCAAGGCTGGACAAGGACAGTTTAAGAAGTTGCTAGACATCATGCCAGATCGCTTTGCAGTATGGGAAGCCAAAGAACAAGAGATGCGTGACTATCTTGGCAAAGACGTTTCTATCCTCACCGAGATGGTAAAGGGCGAGAAGCGAGCGTTGCCTTTAATTGAACTTCGCCGTCGTGCTGAAGATTCCCCTACGCTCATTGACGAATACGACATCTCTGGATGTGGTTGCTTCTTTGAGGAAGATGAAAGAGTTGATAATGGTTGAGCCGATCCGCCAAGTAACCGGTGATGGTACACGTGAGCAGAAGGTTGCTCAGTATCTATCCGAGACATACTCCTGGGATCTTTACGGTACACCAAAGTACTACTTCATAGACTTCCTTGTCAACAAGAATCATGGCAACGGCTATGCCAACTACATCGGTGGGCTTGAGGTCAAGTGGATGAAGCGTCCAGTGAACTCAGAGGTTAAGTTTCCATACCAGAAGCTCCAGCAGATATGGCTTACCGAGCCTACAACAGACCGCCCAGACGCTTTTAACCGCATCTGCATCCGCTATACCGATGCGCTATTGCTCATCCCAGCGCACGTCCTGCGGTGCTTAGACCCTATCTTTGGCCTTACCCGCTCTGATACCAATGAGCATGACTTTAACGTACATTTTAATGCAGCTGTTGATTTCCCAGATTACATCCTGCCAGTGGTGATTGATGAATAGCCAACTGCCAGAAGAAGTCGTAGAGATAGCCTCACAGGTGGCTCGTGTTGTCCATCGCAAGTACCATCCGTACTTTGATGTGGCTGATGTCCGCCAGGAGTTGTTGCTCTGGTGCGTTCGCCGTCAGGACAAGATCGCTCAGTGGCTTAGCCCTGACCAGAAGCCAGAGGATCTGAAGTCCGGCGTTAAGCATTTAGGTAAGACACTCTCCCGCCAGGCGGACAAGTACTGCCGTCGTGCTAAGGCACAGAAGTTGGGCTATGAGATCCGAGATGAGCATTACTACTCCATCCCTACGCTAGAAGATATGCTCCCGCTTATCTGGTCGCCTGTACTTGAGACCCGTTCGGCTAGTGCTGATGAGGTTGTGTCGGGTGGCGGTAACCCTGCCGAGGGTGGCAACTACATCATCCAGCTCTTTGATGTACGCCGTGCCGTGCATAAGTTAGATCCGACAGACCAGTTGGTATTGCAGTTAAAGTATTATGAGAACCACAACTTCACGGAGATGGCAGAAATCTTGCAGTGTTCAGACACTACGGCGCATCGTAAGGTCACTGGCGCGTTGCGTAGGTTACACTTCTCGTTAGGTGGGGATAACCCATTTGGAAAGGGTGAAGAATGACCAAGAAATATATCCACGATGCTGATTGCTACACTGAGATCCGCAGGGTTGAAGGCAAGGCTTATATGGAACTGATTTGGAATTGCGTAGATAAGTGTCCGATCGGTGGCGAGCATGCCGCAGTATGATTACCTTTGCGCTACCTGCGGTGGCGTTCAGACACTAGAGCGCAGTATCCACGCCGAGGCAGTAGATCCTGTCTGTTGCCAGCAAACAATGGGTCGTAAATATGACTCACCAGCGATCCAATGGAACGCACTAGGCTTTTACAACAACACACCATAAGGATAAAAATGAAAACTATTACATTCGTTAATGAATCAAAACTCTTAATAACACAAGATTTTAATTCCATCGCTTCAGCCCTTGGCATCTTCACCAGCCAAGTGACTAAGGCGTGGAACCTAGAAGATACTGCGGTGGTTACGGCTCCCACTCGTTCAACTAATGGGTGGAATGTCTGCATCGTGGATCATTTCCCTACATCAACGCTGGCGTATGGCTACCACGAGGTACTCAATGGCCAACCAATTGCCTACATTCGTGCCGGTTCATTTGCCACCGTACCGCTAGGCAAGTTCCGTAAGGGTATTAATTTTAAGAATGTCGTCATCTCCAAGGATCGCTACGAGCAGGGTACGGCTACTGTCGTATTCCATGAAGTCATTGAGATGTTGGTTGATCCAGAGATTAACAAGCTCTCAGCACCGGATAGCAAGGGTCGTACTTGGCTTATGGAACCGGCAGATCATGTGCGTGGCTTGCTCTACAAGATTACCGCTAAAGATGGACGCGATGTAATCGCTCCGAATTGGACACTACCATCGTTCTATGATGTTCACGGCGTTGCTCCGTACTCATATATCCCATCAGTGATTACGCCGTTTACTCTTACACCAGAGGGTTACGGCTACTACAAGGATGTATCTGGCAACCTATTAAAGATTTAGGTATAGGGGAAGTACCTAAAAGATAAAGCCACCGTTTTTACGCGGTGGCTTTTGTCTTGCCGCTCAACCTCACGGACAGGGAGCAGGCTATTGATCGGCGGAAAGGACTAGAAACTACCGATCAACCTTGGGTAATACTATCAGGGTGTATCAATTCTGCAACTCGTGCGTAGCTGTGAGTGTCGTATGCACCGATCCGCTTGGCATAATCTTTCAATAACTTCTCCTTGGTCGGGTATGGCCCGACGGCTTGGATGATGTTAAGCGATGGGTGTACGGCGAATACAACATACTGCTGGCGTTTGGCTACGAGTTCTTCCATCAGTTCCCAGACGGCCTTGGCTAGCCACTCTGCTGATGGTGCTTCCTCATCTAGCAGAGCGACGAGCTTCTTTAATTCAGTTGGCTTTATTGGCATACAGTTCCTTTATCCACTCTTTGCGTAGATCAACCATCTTATCCGTGCAAGCCTTCACGTTCTCTCGTGTGGATAGGTAGCCGTAAACTCGTGTGTTGTCTAGGTACTGCGGGATACCGAGTTTGCGTAGGTTGCGGCTGAAGATTACATACTCGTAATCGTCGGTTCCGTCCTGGTAAGTTACCTTTGGTAACACGTCCTTGCGGATCAAATATGAGCAGTGAACCACATCACACTTGATGAGGCCGTTGATCTGGCGATTAAGGATCCGGTAGTAGGACTCGTTATCTAGGAAGTAACCATTTGCCGTGGCGATATTGTGATAGTTGGCGTATGCCGGTTGTTCTGGGTCTGCACTCATCAGCATTGGTGCCACCACTGGCAGGTTGTACTTCACCAAAGTCTTGAGTGTGAACGGCATAGTGAAGTTGTCCACGTCTACTGTGAAATAAAAGTCTGCCTTCCAGAAGATTGCCTCTTGGATGCCTTCCTCGCGTAGCTCGCCGAGTACCTTAAACCGCTCCGGTGTCCACTCGTGTACGCCGTACTTCTGTACCTGTGCTTGTACGTCACGATCCTCAATGATGATGTCGCGCCAATCGTAATAACAGAAGTCATCATCATCACGGTCACGTAGGGTGAACTGGTCCTCAATCCAGGTGTGCAGGATCTTGGCGGTATCGTCGTTGTTATTATTGGTGCGGAAGTAGAGAATGATTCTGTCCTTTGGGTAGTCAATCTTCTCTAGGTTCTGCTCTAGCCACGGCCGTAGCATTGTGGCTTTGTCCTTTGCAAGTATGTGTATCAGTACTAATGGTTCCATCTTTACCACCATCCGTGTTTGAGTTCGTGTTTAAGTGCGTACATCGCGTTGTTTTGGTACCTGCTTTTCAGGTACATCAAAGCCCAGTTTATCTGGGTGTATGGGTTAGTCAAGTAGTCCTTACCTGCCGACACCATCTTGTCTGCGGGCAGAGCCTGCGGTATGCCGTATGCCCTGCCGTTGGTTGTCTTGCTACCTCTGGCGCGGTAATTCCAGTGCGATTCCATCGTCAGTAGGAGATCCAACGCCTCAAACTGTATGTCGTCTTGGTGATACTTAGCCTTGGCATATGCTTTCAGCTGCTCCACTGTCGGTGCCAAGGCGGCTTTGGTATGGTGCTTAAACGGCTGTAAAGGGCCTTGTGGGGCTAGAACGAGTCCTGCGGTGAGGATAAGTCCCAACCCTGCTGCCACGATGCGCGTTCTTTGAGGGATACTAATAGTTTTGGCCTTTCTTTCTTGGCAATAGGCAGGACGGGGATGCCCTTATCGTTGGCTATTGCTCTGATTTGACGTTGCCACTTCTCCGAGTTGGATATATCTCCTGCACTGATCGCTTGCTCTCTTTCATACGGCAAAGTTCCTGCATAGATGCCATAGTGAATTGTCTCTAGGCTCTCCATACTATACTCAAGGCACGCCTTCTGTAAAGGACACTTAACGCAGATAGAGATTGCCTGTACCGCGTCGCGGATAGCCAGTTGCAGGTGGATCTGCTTGCCTCTATCCGCCCTGCCCTTTGGCTCAGGGAACCACATGTCGGGGTCGTATAGCGGGTCGTTGCAAAGCGGCTGGTCGTCTGGCTTGAGGTTCACTACTCCCCTTTATTGTCTAGTAAGGCTTGGTCGTAGCCGGCTTGGTAGGCTAATTGGATAGCCATTTGGATCTGATCTAGTGCCGGTTGTGCTAAGCGTTCGCTGAATGATTGAGTCATGCTGCGACCTCAAATCCACAATCCGAGCAACCATATTCTGGCTGCTCGTCTATGAGATAAAGGCAGGTAGCACAAATCTCACGACCTTGTTCGTCTATTTTGCGGCTCATGCTGCATCTCCTTCGTTGTTGTTGTTTAGGCCAATGCGTAGGCGGGTCGCTTCGCTCATGGCCCGGACCATGGCAATACCGGCAGCGATAGCTTCATCGTTGCGCCCTTGCTGGGCAAATTGTTTTGCGTTGTTTTCTAATAGATCGGCTTTCGCCTCAAAGTAGGCGATTCGTCCTTGATTTCGTGCCATTTGCTGCTCCCCTATTCGTTGATTGGTTGGTAGTAGTGAATAATTGTCTATGATCGCGTGTAAGTCAAGCGCGGCGCGTGTCGCGCTCCCCTAGTCGTTGAGCGGTCTGTAGTAGTTAGTAACCGCCGGCGCACTCGGTGCGCGTGTGCTTAAGCCTGGCGCGTTTAGCGTCGCGTAGGTTAGGCGTGTAGACGATCCACCGGCAGGCGCCGGATCCGCAATTGGTGATCCATTCGCCGCCGGTGAAGTCGTAGAAGTAGCAGGATCTAGCCATGGGCCTCACATTCTGCGCAATAGCCGGCTTAGGCGCTCTAATGGGATCACTATTCCGCAAGAGATGCAAGCACCGCGCCATGCGGCCAGGATTCGCCGGTTAAGATCGCTCATTCGCTCTGCTCTTCCTTGCACTTATGAACAGACCAGAGGCCCGCTTTAATCTCATCGCCGCACCAATTGCAGCCGATGGCCTCTAAGTCGTCCTCGTGTACTTCGCCGCATTCGTCGCAGATTTCTTCTTCTGGTTGCTCGTGTTCTGCTTTATAGTGAAATAGATATTCCTCTGATGAGTTAAAAAACTCATAGCATGTTTCGCAGATGATAGGGCTCATGGGTTAGATCCATTCCTGGCGCAAGATATAGCCGGCGCGATCCTGGCCATGGAATAACACGCTGCTAAGGTTATAGACCAGGTGAAATCCCATATCCATACCAGCGCCGCTCACGCGAATAGCCCGGTGGCCTTTACTCTCAATTAGGCGATCACCCATAGTCGCGGCGGCATAAAATGTAATATCACTAATGCGGCCATCACTATCGGCCACCAATAGGGAGATGCCGCGACTCATGCCGCTAGCAGATACGTGCCGTAAGATCGTGTACACGCGGGTACCCTCACTTACATAATGGGTTAATAGTTGCTCGCGAGCATAATCGCGATCTGCGCGATCTTGCGCGGCCTTGCTTAGTGTTGTTGCCATGTTATTAGTCCTTTACGTTAGATCCTGCCTAGTTGCAGGATACCCGCCACCGGTATTACCGGTGCCGGATATTCCGCCATTAGACCGTTAGCGCTTGCGCATTGGCGCGATTAGTACATCCCAAGCGATAATATCGTGATGTAGCGCGATCTTTACAGGTTGATTCTCGCCATGAAAGGTGAGATCCATTCCCTTAGATGGATCGTGCGGGATCTTTCCCAATTCTGCCAATAATTTGGCATTTAATTTAATTTCACCAGCAGGAACAGGATCACCGGCAACCCTGGCAAGAATAGGCGTGAAATCCGGAAGATTGAGCATATCCCAATGACGCACGGTTACAGATCCGCTCATGCCGCGGAAAGTAATCTCTCCATCATTATTGGTGATAAGAATACCGGCGATTTTTTCCAATTTAAGGAAAGTAAGGATCTGCTTAGCGTCTGCCCATGAGAGAGCGATAGGTGCTAGATCGCCAGGATCCGATTCCGTGATCTCACGAATGGCGCGGGTTGATCCGATTATCATTCTGTAACGATCGGTGGCGCGTACCGTGAAAGTATTTTTACTAGCCGATAATTCTAGGCCTAGAATGCTGCTAGGCGAATCTTTATCCTGCACCGTCATCGCACCAGCAATAAGATCGGCAAGATCGCGAGCAGGAATCATCACTTTATTATTCTCTAAGGTTACATTAGTCATTATTCTAGTCACTTTCCGTTAGTTATGATCCGCTAATCTAGCGGCCATAAGGCCAGAATATCGCTACCCTGGCCCTATAGTCAATAGATTAACCCTTATTTATATCCGATTAGTGTGCATACTCTCCCATCTGGCGTAATGCGACATTCGCCATAGATAGGGGTATGGGTTAGGCGGAAGATAGCGGCGGCGATGGCTAGGCCGATCACTAGGCCGATAAATAGGCGGCGGATCATGCGGTCACCTCATAACCTACGATTAGCCAGGCACTGTTAAGGATCGCATTCTGCCATTCGCCGCACCATTCGCAGGAATAATCGGCATTAACGGTTGATAGCACTAGGCAATTATCTTTTTCACAATAAACGCACTTCATTAGATAGTCCTTTCATTAGTGGCACCAGCGGTGCCGGTGGGATAATTATGCGGCCGGTGCTGGTGAAAGTCAATCGCCGGCGCGTCTAATTCGCCGGTATTTCTGCCCGGATCCAAGCTTGATCGCGGCCTATTTCTTGGCCATGTCCGCGACATATTGCCGGGCCATTAGGCCATCGGATCCGGAAGTATTTACCAGATAGCCCGGCGATCATTGGCCGGATCTGCCACCGGTTAGGCATTGGCCAGGGCCAGGGTTAGCCGGATCTCATGGCCAATTATGGTGGCCTATTGGTGGCCTATTGGTGAGCGATCGGTGAGCGCTACCGGTTATGGGTGGGTGGATAGTTGCGCCGCTTTCATCAGATAACGGCCGACATCGGCCCAATACCGCACCGGTTAGCCCTAGTTATGCCGCATTAACGGCCGGTATCGTGGCATTAACGGCCCCGAATCCGGCGGGTTATCTGCCAGAATCCGGCGGGCTGGCGGAATGGTACGGGTCGCCGATTGGTCTGCCGTAGCCGTTTAGCCGTGTTGCAACCCCTAGGGTTTTAACTATAGGTTGTTCTTGTAAGTACTATCCACCAAAATATTTTTTATAAATATAGGCCGCCCCGTAGGCAAAACCGCAGGTCAAAGCCACATTACCCATCAGTAATATACAATGTGACCAGAATCACAGGGCTTAGGGCGGGATAAACGTCAAAGTCAACGCCTTAGTATATATAGGGGATTAAATAATCCCCCCGTTCCGCTCGCTTCATGGCGAGCTTCACGAGCCATGCCTGATGGCAAATGCAGGGCCTTTCAGGCCCCTATGTATTTGTTACCCAGCTGGGGCTTACAGCCCCCCATAACTACCCATTAGCAATCCCCTAGGGGATGCTTCGCAGTGGGATAGGTCTATTGTTACCCATTAGCATTTTTGACCCATTAGGAATCTAGGAGTTCGCGCCATGGCAAAGCCAAAAAGCAATTCCTATAAGCTAGCAGAAGGAGCGACGCTCTCAGCGTCCGACGCCAAGAAGCGCCTTCTGGCTCTGATTGAAGAAGGCGTGACTGTTGAGGACGCCTGCCGCGCAGTCGGCAAGTCCGTCAAGTCGTATGAGTACTACCGGTCTAGCGACCCGCAGTTTAAGGAAGCAATTGACCTCGCCCGTGTAATTAAGAAGCGGGCTGGTGTCGTATCGGATGATGACGCCAATATCTCGTTTGAGGACTTCCGGCTTAAGTATCTGAATAGCGTGACGTTCGACCACCAGAGGAACGTCACGTCCCTGCTAGAAGAAGGTGAACCTGCCTGGCTTCATGGGAATATGACCTACGAGGTCGGCTACAAGAATTACGTCCTAGTCAACATGCCACCAGAGCATGCCAAGTCTATGACCGTCTCAATTGACTATGTGACTTATCGCATTGTGACCAATCCCAATGTCCGTATCAAGCTAGTCTCCAAGACCCAGGGCATGGCCAAGGAATTCCTTTACGCCATCAAGCAGCGGCTTACTTCCCCTCAGTGGGCAGAACTCCAACGCAGGTATGCCCCAGTTGAAGGCTTCAAGGCTACCGCCGAGAAATGGACATCTGACAGCATCTACCTTGAACGTGACTCAGGTGAAAAAGACCCTACCGTTCAGGCCCTTGGTATTGGCGGCCAGATTTACGGCGCACGTGCCGACCTCATCATTCTTGATGACTGCGTTACTCTCGCCAACTGCGGAGAGTTTGAAAAGCAGTTACGCTGGATCCAACAGGAAGTTCTTACCCGTGTTGGCCCAACAGGAAAGATCCTTTGCGTAGGTACCCGCGTTGATCCTATGGATCTCTACCGCGAGATGCGTAACCCAGAACGCTACCCTGATAACAAAAGCCCTTGGACATACTTGGCAATGCCAGCTGTCCTAGAGTTTGCAGATAAGCCAAAAGACTGGGTAACCCTCTGGCCTAAGTCAGATCGTCCTTGGGACGCTGACCCTACCGAGGCAGATAAAGACGGCTTCTACCCACGCTGGTCAGGTGAACATCTTAACCGCCGCCGCGGAATGATTGACCCAAAGACTTGGGCAATGGTTTACCAGCAGCAGGATGTTGAATCCACTGCAATCTTTAGCCCAGAGTGTGTACGCGGATCCATCGCAGGTATGCGATCCATCGGACCGCTTATCCCCGGCGCCCCAGGTCACCCTGAGACATTAGCAAGCCAATACGTTGTAGCGTCTATGGACCCAGCGATGTCCGGCGATACCTTCTCGGTAGTCATGTCTGGCGATAAGACCACGAGCAAGCGTTACTTGCTTGAAGCAAGCCGTATGCCAGCCCCGACACCACAGCAGATCCGTGACTTAATCTTCCACTGGACAGACAAGTACCACGTCAATGTCTGGGTCATTGAGAAAAATGCTTTCCAATTGTTCCTGACTCAAGATGAGCAGATCAACAAGTTCCTTGCCTCACGAGGCATCCGCCTTGTTCAGCACTACACAGGTGCCAACAAAATGGATGCAGAGTTTGGCGTAGCCTCTATGGCACCACTTTTCGGCTCGTGCGACAACCAAGGCAAATTCTTAAAGAACAACTTACTGGAACTGCCACGAGCCGATAACGAACACATCAAGTCGCTGATTGAGCAGTTGATTACTTGGTCAGCAGGAACAAAGAACAAGCAAGACGGTCCTATGGCGCTTTGGTTTGCAGAGACGCAGATGCGGGACTACATCAACCAGATGGGTTCATACGGGCAGACATTCGTTAAGAATAAGTTTGCCACGCGCCAACAGATAGCAAACCGTAAGGTCGTCAACTTGGAAGAATACGCAAGACTACAGGAAAAACTAGCAACGAACGGGGGAACCTTCTATGGCCATGGATATTGACCAATTAGGTATCAAGGTACGCAAGTTACGCGACCACTTCCACACCCGCGATTCTCGCTGGTCTGATCTTCTCTCAATCCGTCAGGGCAACATCCAGCAGGTATTCCCTGGAATGTTCCCAGATGAATTCCCTAAGCCAATGGTGTCAAACTTCATTGACATCGCAGCCCGCGACGTAGCAGAAGTTATCGCTCCGCTCCCAGCATTTAACTGCGATACAACAGATGCCATCTCAGATCGCGCCCGCAAGCGAGCCGATAAGCGCACAATGATTGCCGCTGGCTACCGCGATACTTGTAACCTACAGACTCAGATGTACACCGGCGCAGAT